TGAAAAACTACCAAACACAAACATCTTAAAATGTGTGCCTGTCCCCGCAAAAAATGATAATGGATTTTTTGATTATGATTTTGAAAGTAATACTCTACAAGTTAATTTAAATCAAAATGGAAAATTTAATCTTTTTGATTGTGATTTAATGCTTTTTCGTTTTGCAAATAGATTACATGGTAGAAGCATTGATGGCTCTAGTGTTGCGTTCATCGCTCAAGATACCGTTGGCAAACTAATTTATAATTTTTATAAAATTAGATTTTCATTAACAACGCAAAATCAAAATGCATGGGTAGGCATTGAGATGCATACATATGTGCGGGGCAATGTATGATAGTGATTGTAGCGGCAGGAAAGTCTTTATTATCAAGGCTTATAAGCCTTACAACAAAAAGCGAATACACACACACAATAATACAACTTCCGCCTCCTTATGATATGCTTGTTTTGCATTCAACAATTTTTGGAGTTAGACTAAATTTTTTAAACAAAATAAAAAGAAGATATAAAAAGTACATATCCTTCGAATGCCTTGATAGTCAAGTCAATCAAGCGACTTTATATATTGCTAAAAAATTAGATAATGAAAAATATGATTATCTGAGCTTGTTTTTAATTTTATTAAATAAAATTTTTAAAACAAAAAAATTAAATGAATATAGAAAAAATAAAAGTTATAATTGTGTTGAAGTGTTTTTAGAGATAATGAAAAATTCAAATATTGAATTTGATTTTGAGATTGATAAAATTGAAACGCCACAAGATATAATTGACGAACTAAGATGTAGCAAGCTTTTTAAGGAGATATAAATGCCAACAGTCAGACAAGGCGATTTTATTCCATTGAGCTTAAAGCTTTATGATGAGCGTAGCGATAGATACGTGCGTGCATACCTCACTGATAGCAATGGCAATCCATTGCCACAATCACCTGTCAATCTTACACATGTAGGCTTTGGCTTGTATGAGAATAGAACCATTGCAATGCCTAATGTGGAGCATGTTACTGCGGTTTATGTTGTTTATTCTGATGCTGGCTATACAATTGAGGATGAAAATTATACTCATGGCGTTGATTTATTCGAACTTCACGTTCCTGATTTTGTAATTTTGACAAAATTAAATGAAATAAAAAATATATGCGAAAAGCTAGCGGCTCAAACATCAGTGGCTCAAGAGGTTAAAGGCATTGTGCAATTAGCCGATGAAATTAGTGCATTATTATCTTCAAATAAAATTGAGGCTAAAGTGTTAGATGAAAAAATTGAGACACAAACAAGCGATAAAAATAATTTATCAATAGATTTAAATGATAATAAATTTTTATTAGGAGAAATAAAATGAGCATACCTTGCATTACAACAACACAAACTTTAACGATTGTAAGAGGTGAAGAAAAGGAGTTTTACATTAGATTAAAAACTGAAAGTGATGATTTTTATAATTTGTCAAGCATTGATCCCGCTAGCGGTGATAACATAAGCGTGATTTTTTTGAAAGCAGATAACACAACGCTGACAAAAGGTTTAATTAATGGCGTTTCGATTGTATCGGCTGAAGGCGGTAAGATAAAAGTGATATTGCAAGAGACAGAAACCGCACTTTTAAAGGTAGGGGATTCTCAAGATATCGAGGTAGAAATTTTAGAAAATGGTGGAACATCAAAAAGAATAATACAGATCAAAGGCGTTTTAAATGTTGTTAAACGCTTAGGTGAGTAGTCAAAAAATTAGACACTAGCCTATAAGTCTCTTTTAGCAAATTTTATGCCTATCAATTTATGCAAGAATTAAGCCATGCATTTATGCAAAAAATAAGCCAAAAAAAGCGGCTAGAACAATGTCCTAGCCGCCAAAAACAAACAACAGAAAGGAGGGCAGCCTAAAGATAATACTCTAGGCTATCCTAGTGTATAGTGTAGCATACAATTTGATTTTTCTCATTCGTTTTTTGCTCATTTTCATCTAAATCATTGATTTCATTGTTATAATCTATTTCTAACTCTGTATCATCTAAAAGTATATCATCATCAGAATATTGCATTTTTTGATTGTTGTATACTAACATCGTAACCTCCTAGTTTTCTTTATTTATTTCTTCAATTACTTCTTTAACAAAATTTTTTAATGATTTTACTGATTTAAAGCAGTATGAGCCAAACAGTACATGTTTGTACTTTAGTTCAGGGCGGACTGCTACGTCCGCCGTACAATTAAAGCAATCCTCATAATGCATGTAAGTATATGTATCTACTATAAAATTTTTATCTATCGAAATGTAAGGTTTGCCGCTATCATCAAGCAATTGATATTTTTCATCTTTTTTGCTTGTAAGTCGTAAGCCATTGATACGTATATGTTTTTTGTTAAAAAACCAACGCAGCGCTACCTCAAATACAGGGGAGTAGAGAACACTAGCGTGTACTGCAGTAGTATCCTGCCATACTGCTGGGGCGTATTTTGGCCTACCCATCACTAGCAAGTGCTGCCAAGTGGGGTTTACACCTCCTAACCTTCTGTTTTTATTAAGAATTTCAGCTGTTATTTGAAGCTCAAGCTTTTTAATTAATTCTTTGATTTTATTGTTGTTTTTCATTTTTGCCTCCTAGTAAATCCTGTCAATCACTTCATTAACAAAATTTTCCAAATCTTTCAAGGAGTTAAACCAAAACCTGCTAAATATGCAATATTTATAGGATTTTTCTGGGGCTGAAGAGATGCGGGCATTAAAATCTAACCATTTATCGGCTACTTCAGAGGCGTAACTTGTAACTATGTGTTTTTGTTTGATTTCTACGTGTAAGTCGTCCCCATAAAACCATGTACATGTAGCTTCATCATCATTTAAATCAACGTTTTTTGAGCCTTCTAAATGTACATCATTGATTTCAATAGGTTTTTTATCACAAAACCATTCTTCTGCAACACGCATAAAGATGTCCTTTCTGGAATTAAAATATGAATAGCTATTAATTTTTAAACTATCAGGTTTAAAATATGCACTTTCACAGATCTCAGAATAATATGAGCCGTTTAATGCCTTTTTTGCTTTTTGTTCTAATTCTTTGATTTTATTAATTTCTTCTTTTGTTAAAAAATATCCGTACTTGCAATAAGTTACTGAATTGTCTGATGTTTTCATAGTGTTACCTCCTTTATTTGTTAAATTGTTGTTTTTGTTTAACTTTTTGCTTTCGTTGTTTTTTGTTAATTGTTTCATGGTTTTATCTCCTTTCTTTTGTTAAGTTAATGTTTGTATTTGACTTTTTGTTACGCTGCTTTATTCATGTTGTTTTTGTCTTTTTGTTCTTCTTCGTCATCCTTAAAAAATTCAAGTTCTTTTTTAACTTCTTCTTCAAGTTTTTTTAGGTCTGATTTTTTTGTAAGATAAAATTTGCCAAAAAGGCAATATTTGTATGTTGCTTTTTTGTTGTTTGTTATATCCACCAGTCCATATATTTTTTCGGCTGGCAAATCCAAGGGTTCAAATGTGCGTATTTCTGGCTCTTTTTCAGTTAGCATTTGTTCTTTTTGTATACTAACATAAAAATCTTTTTCAAAAGGCTCAAACGTAAATGGAATGTGCAAGCCTTTTTCTTCGTCCTCTTTTATGTATACATTTTTAATTTTTATATTGGTTTCATTGTTTGAAAACCAACGAAAAAGCACCTCCGCTATTGGGTCGTATGTTTTCATGTACTTCCACTCGCCATTAACATATTGGTGATGAGGCTCATAGCCTATAGTCCTACCGTATCCGATGATGTAACCTTGTTTTAGTCTTTTCATCAATCGAAAAGAGCCTCGTATCCCTTCGTTGTACTCTGCAATCATTTTTCTTATTCTTTCGATTGTCTCTTGTACTACTTCGGCGGCTGACTTTTTACTGATTTTTTTGTTTGTTTTGTTTTGTTTCATTGTTTTTTTCCTCCTTTCTTTGTTTGTTGTTGTTTTGTTGTTTACTTTTTTTGTTTCGTTTGTTTTTGTTGTTTTCATTTTTTGTCCCCTTTCTGTTTGTTTTTGTTTGGGGGATTTTTCTCTTTTCCCCTTAGTTAATCTATAATACATATCGGCATTATTTTAAAAAACTTTAGGGCAAAAATGCAAAAATTTTATAAGTTGTTGAAATCATTGAAAAGAAAATTTTTTAAAGGTTAATTTTTTTTGCTTTTTGATATCGTGTTTTTTCGTAATGATTTCAATTGTTTGTAAAAGTGTCGAATTACAATTGTAAAATCAATATGTTATAACGCAAATTTTTTGCATTTTTTTGATTTGAAGCAATTTTTTTTGATTTTTTTTGTTTTTTACAATGCTTTTTTGTTTTGAAAAGCCTTGTAGCTCAAGGCTTTCAGAGGTATAACAAAAACTTATGTTGTTAAAAGCCTTGTTGCTCAAGGTTTTTAAGAGATTAACGCTAATTTTTTTGGAAATTTTTTGAATTGATTTTTTTAAATGCTATATATATACATATTACATATATATGTTTTTCGTATTATAATAGCAAATAACATGCCTATTTTTAGGAATTAATATTGCATGATTAGCAACATGTATGCCGTGCAATTTTAGGCTCTAGTGGTATGTTGGCATGGCATAAGTCCATATATAGCGTGTGTAAAAAATTTAGACGTTTCATGTGAAACTATTTATTTTTTATCTCTTTTTACGTTTAATAAAAAAAGCTGATGAGAGGCGGCTAGATTATATAATCTTTGCCTTGCACAATTTGGGCATAGCCACCTATCCTTTTCAACATCATAACCTCTAACACCATTGTAAATCGCTTGTGTCCCAACGAATCTACAAAGTCCCGCCTCAATGTCTTCAATTGTGATAATGTTTGAACATCTAACGCAAGTAATCATGTCCCCCTCCTTATGTGTGTGTTTGCGTAGCGCATTGCCGAAATAAAATTTTCAAATAAAACTAGATTGTCTCCTTTTTTGACAGGCTTCCAGTCGCTTGCGGGATAAGGCTTTCCAAAGATAAAAAATTTTGGCGTTAATTTTTGATACTCAATTGTCCAAAATTTTCTATTATCAATCTCAATAATTTTATATCTCACATCTACTTTATTTTTTATAAAAATATTGTCTTTAAAAAACTTAAGCATATCATACTCCTTTAAAAGCCTTGTGTGTCAAGCCTTTGCGGCATATGTCCTACACCATTCCGCAATTAAAATTGCATCTACCTTGCCATCACTAAAAGATTTTTTTGTTTTTACAATATCAATGTATTGCGAAAATAATCGACAGAAAACAGTATAAGCTTTGTGTTTAGAGTTTTGACAGCCTTCAACACCAACAAACATAGGCTTTTGCCAAGTATGTGGTGAGACAAGCACATAAGGCAAGCCTAAAGCCAAAATTATCCCCTCAATCTGTCCGCAATGATAGCCATATCTGAACATTGAGACAACGCCTTGCTTTGGCATTGCTTGCGCTTTTTCAATTGCAACGATTTTGATTTTATGTTTTTGTTTTATCTCTTTCATCAATTCAAAAAATTTTAATAAATCAAATTTGCCGCTTGTTTTTGGAATTTCATAAGCCGCAACAGATTGCGGCGTTATAACCGCAATAGCTCCATGATTGCCAACATCAATGCCAACATATGCACACATTTAAAATGGCAGCTCCTTTAGTGCTTGTTCTGATTTTGTTGTTGTTTGTGTTGTTGTTTTTGATTTTGCATTTTGTATTATTGATGATAGTTTTTGCTTTAAAATTTCTTTGTCAGGTTTTTGTTTAAACTCATTTACGTATTCGGCAACATATCTAATTTTTCCATTCTCATCTGTTTCTACGCTTGTCTTAATATCATAAAATCTAGATGTATCAAGGCTTTTAGAGTCAATGCCATCCGCTAGATTGACAACATCATCAATTGAGCCATTAAAACCACAAGTTTTTAATGTGTCTAAAATTCTTTGAATTGATTTTTCGGTTGTTAACCACCCTGTCCATACGTATGTATCTTTATCAAGTGTTTCAAGAGTTTCAAATTCTATGAATACAACAGCCTTATCATTGCTTGTCACATTAATGCCGTAGTCTTTAATTTTTGCCTTCGCCATTTGTTTCTCCTTTCTGTGTTTGAGTTAATGATTTTACTTTTTGCTCAATCTTTTTTAGCATTTCTAAATTTGTTTTATTTTCATCAATTGATTTTTTGATTTTTTCTTTTAATTCTTCATCTTCAATTTTTAAAATCAATTCAGATAAGTTTTTTATTATATCCTGTATCTCATGTGAGCCTTGCGTAGCAAGGCGTACAAGCTCATCATATTTTTTAAAGTCTAATGATATCTCAAAAGGCAAACAAAATCTATTTTTAGCATCTATGCCTATGCGTGCCTCCGTATATATTACTCTTTCACCTGTCAGTGTTGGGTTTTCCTTATCTCTTATCAATTTGTAATTTGCAAATAAAACACTGTCAACAAATTCTTTAAATAATGCCGCCGATTTTTTATGTAGTTTAAATGTATAACGATTATACTCAATCTGATTTTGGGGATCGCTAAATGTTGTAATGTCTGCATGGCATATGATTGCAATGTTATATTTTTTTCTAAGATCAGTTAATTTATCTTTTAATAAAATAAAGCTAGCTAATGCCTCAGTGTAGCCTTTTCCATAGCCGCCTGCGGCTAATTCAATGTTTTTAACTTTATATTTTTCACAAATTTGTTTATGAAGCATGTACTCCACCCAGTCGAGACTATCAATTACAACGCTTTTATATTTTGTTTCGTTTTTTAATAGCCAGTCACAAAATTCTAAAACCTCTTCAAAGCCTTGTGGCTCAAAGCGTTCAACATCTATAACTGCAGTACCATCTTCAGCGGCGATAAAAATAGGGGCGGGCATAGAGGCACAAAATGTTGTTTTGCCAATGCCTGATACCCCATATATCAAAAACAAATGGTTTTTAGTTGTTATTCCTCTTTTTATTTGTTCATTAAAATTTTTCATTCTTTTAACTCCTCTATTAATCTTAATACATTATTAACTTGTTGGTTGGGTATTTTCTTTTGTCTTAACCATGCTCTTATTGGGTATGATGAGCGATAGCCTAATTTGTATGCTATGAAAACATCGCCATACTTGTTTTTTAATAGATTTAAATTTTTTATTATCTCATTGATATTGATATTTTTATCATAATAAGCCTTGTTGTACATGTTTGCCTCCTCTTTGTTTAGCATAATATACTTTTTTTTATGAAAATTTGCAACACAAAAAAAATTATTTGAAAAATAAAATTAACTATTATATAAAAAATCTACAATTCAATTCGGAGAAAAAAATGAAAATCTTAAACGTTGAACAAAACACGCCTGAGTGGCATGAGCTACGTAGGACACACATAGGGGCTTCTGACGCACCAATCATAATGGGAGTATCTCCATACATGACGCCTTTGGAGTTATGGAGATATAAGCTTGAAAACCTTGAGCCTCAAGGCTTTCAAGACAACGAGATTTTAAAAAAAGGGCATGAATGCGAAATTATTGCAAGAGAGATTTTCAATAACACATACAACACTAATCTTAAACCTTGTGTGTGTCAGTCTGATAGTAGGCAGTACTGCATTGCATCTTTAGATGGATTAGATATTGAAAAAAATTTAATTGTAGAATTTAAATATGTTGGAAAACAAGATTTTGATAATGGCAAAATATTGCAACATCATGAGCCGCAATTGTTACATCAATGCTATGTTTGTGAGACTGATAGAGTTTTATATGTGCTTTATAATGATTTTTACAACACTATTAAAGTGATTGAGTATTTGCGTGATGAAAAAAAATTAAAAACACTTTTAAAAAAAGAAGAAGAGTTTTATAAGTGCATGACTGACAAAGTGCCGCCTGAACCCACTGACAAGGATTTTTATGTGGTAGATGATAGTGAGCTATCAACATTAATAGATGAATATAAAAAATTAAATGAAGAGTTAAAAAATTTAGAACAAAAACAAAAAGAGCTAAAAGATAAAATTTTAAATCATGAGATTATAAAATCTCATCAAAGAGTTTTAATTAATGATACAAAGATTTTTGAAATAGTACGCCGTGGAAGCATTGATACGCAACGCTTACAAGAGGAGTTAAAAATTGATTTAGAAAAGTATAGAAAAGAAAACATTAAATATTGGATCATCAAATAAAACAAAGGAGAAAAAAATGAAAAGAAAAACAAAAAAAGAAAAGCAAGAATTGCATTACAAAGTTTTAGAGATTTTAGATAATCATGAATTAGATGAAAAGTTTATAACATATAGATCTCCAGGTGGGGTTTTTTTGGCAAAGCTACATGACAACGGAGTTATAACTGATGTTAGCATTAATGAACTTAAAAAATTTTTATATAAATTCTTAAAAACACATTACCGTGAATTTTCATTAACACACAAAGATTGTGATGAGATTGCGGAGTGGTATGTGGATTTATATGATACGTTTGAAGAACCATTGGTTTTTAAATTTAAAGGTAATGCTGCATATGCAAGGCACATCATACCTTTTGAGCTTAACATGTCTAGCATATCAGATGAAGAATTGAAAAATAAAGCTCCGCATTGGAATATGATTTTAAATGCGTGTTCGAGGGTAGAAAATTATACTTATTTTAAAGGATGTAAAGAAGATTTTTGTTATTTTTTGGCTACGCTTTTTGATTTAAATGCAAAAAGAGACAAGTATCTATGGCTATGTGGAGACAACAAAATCACTAATGCTATACTTAACGCATTGGAATGGGCTTTTGGCAGTACTTTTTTTAATTCTTATCCGCCAAAACACTATGGAATATTTTGGAGGAATGAACTAATTGGCAAGCGTGTTGTAGTGTTTAAAGATTGTGATGATTATCAACAAGAAGACTATCAAGGCACAATGATAGCATCACACAATAATGTTATAACAATATTCCAAAGGCGTAAGCCGCAATTTCAATCACGCATGCATTGCAAATTTATTTTTACATCAAAAGAAATGCCAAAAGATTTAATAAAAAAAGAAGAGAGATTTATACCTTGCAGAATTTTAAAATTTAAAATTGATAATAATTTTGGAAATCATTTAATTGATGAAGCGCCTATATTTTTTAACTATTGTTATAATTTTTATCAAAGTATAATCAATAATAGTAATGCCTAAAAGGTTTGTTAGTCAAGGCTTTTAGGCTATATAAGGATAGATATGGATATCATTGAGCTAATTAAAAAGAAGTATGATTGTGATAGTGATGTGCTAGCTCATTATGCAATTGCAAAACATGAGCTAGTACAACAATCAAAATATTTTAAACGAAAAAAATTAGATACTTTAAAAATTGATTATAGCAACATTAAAGCAATTAAAAAACCTTATGATGTTATAAGCCTTGTTGTGCCTTTGTTTGACATATCAACATCTGAGATAAAAAATATTCAATACATTGATGATGACGGCACAAAGATGTTTTTAGCAGGCAAGACTACTAATGGGCTTGCATACGTTTTTAATGGAGATGAGAGTGAGGTTTTTATATGCGAAGGTTTTGCTACTGCGGCGACTATACATGCGGCAACAGGCAAAACAACATATGCCGCAATGAGTTGTATTAATTTGATTGATGTTTATAAAATTCTTAAATTTAAGTATAAAGCTAATCAGATAGTTTTTGCACTAGATTATGATTTAATGTTTTCTAATTCAATGGAAATAAAAAAGTTGTTTTGTCAAAAGTATAATATCGCAATTGCAATATGTGATGATGAAGAAGATACAACAACAAAGGATTTTAATGATATTTTAATCAAATACGATTTAGAAACTGTTAAAAGGATGATAGAAGAAAGACTATGAGCAATTTAAAAGACAAAAAATTTAAAACACAAAATTACACTTATAACGAAAATGAAGAAAATTGGGTTTATTTTTGTACTTACGATCATAGCACTATATTCATGTTTGAGAAAAACAAAAAAACACTAACAAAAAAATATATTAAAGCAAAGCTCAAGGAGTATAGGCATATCACATGCAAGGACTCGCCTTTTTCCTATGTTCCGCCGCAAGTTTTTCAAAAAAAAACAAAAGTGGACAAATGCTATATTGTTGCTGATTTAATTGAGAATGGATATTTGGACAAGGAATTTGTGCTTTACACAACGCAAGGCAGTTCAATGATGTTAGCAGAGTTAGGAGATTACAATGTTATAAAAAATGTATATTTAGAAGATTTAAAAAAGAGTTTAACTAAATTTTGTGTTCACTACAAACAGTACTTAAATTTTTCGCCTGAAGATATTAGAAAAACTATGACTTTGTTTTTAGATAAAACTGACGTTATAAGAAACCCTTTGCTTTTTAGATTCAGATATGAAATTGCTCATGCCTTGCATGTTATTCCTTTTGATGTTGATTTATCAGGGGCTACAACGTTTGATACTGAAAAATACGCTCCGCATTGGCATGATATTTTGATGAGATGCTCAAACCCTGAAATGTTTTGTGCGTTTTTAGGCTCATTGTTTGATAGAGATAGCGATTTACAGCATTATCTATGGATGTATGGGGCAGGGCAAAATTCAAAAAGCACAATCTTAAATGTTTTACATTGGGCGTTTGGACCTACTTATTGCTCATCAATGGTTTTAAACGATGATAAATTTTGGACCTACGATATACTGAATAAACGTATAGTTGCATTTGCAGATTGTAAAGAAGGATTTATAGAATCTCATACATTTAAATCATTGACAGGGGGAGATTTAATTAGAATTGAGCCGAAAGGCAAACAAGCCTATAACATTAAGCCTACATGCAAATTAATTTTTGCATCAAATGCAAGACCTGAAATTTCTAACACAATAGCCGATAAAAGAAGAATAATAATGTGTTCTTTTGAGCCTATTAAAGGTGAGCCAATGCAACATTATCCTGACCTTTTAAAAAATGAAGCATTTTATTTTTTCAATTATTGTTTTCACATTTACAAAAAAAATAGCATTAATGGAAAACTCATATATAACTATAATGAAAGCATTGATATTCAAGGGCTTGTTGAGGAATCTAATGCGGAATATGAAAGAGTTTTTAAAAATTCATTTGTGTTAGATGAAAGACAAGTTAGTGAAAACGAAAAATATAGGTTTTCTGCAACAGAATTGGATAAAGTTGTAAACTACCATTGCAACGACAAAAATAAAAAACAATGGAAGAAAAAATTTTTAGATTACATTATGAGCACGTATAAGATTGTCTACAAGCCAATCAAAGTGAAAGGCAAGGTTGTGTGGACGTATGTAGGGGCATATGTTAACATTGGATTTAGAGATTTAGACAGTGAGCAAAGCGGCAAGTCTCATAGGCCATGAGCATCAAGGCTTTTGCGGGTTTTTGTGTTTTATAAAAATTCTTTTATATAATTCTTTTCCATTTATGAAAACAGGCTTGCCATACATTACTCCGTTGTAATATTCTTTAAATGTACTTGTACCTAGTATCTCAAATTGATAACTATTATATTTATCTAAAAAAGAAACAGGTAACCCCATTATTCCATCATAATCATTAGGTATTGCATCAGTATAAGGCACTTCAATAGCATCATAGTTATCATATTTTTTATATGAATTATTGTTGTTTTGGATTTTTTTGTTATGTTTTAAATTTTCATTCATTGATTTTAGTTTTAGAGGTTTTGGTTGTTTTCCATGTTGCAAATTTGTAAACCATCGTATTCGGCTTACTCTTATATACTTTTTACCGCTCTTATCTACTCTATACACCGCCGCATTGAGCGGGTACTCACTAGGCACTAAAAACTCCCTATCGCCGCTCCTTATGCTATGTCCTAACCATACAATATTATTTTTTATTAAATAAAAAACATCTTTGTAAGTGATTGCATTCATATTACCAAGTACTAAAAACTTTTTATTATGCTCAATCAATAATTTAAAAAAATATCTAAACAGTGAATAAGGCGGATTGGTTACTATAATATCTGATTGTTTTAATATTTCAATGCATTCAGGACTACGAAAATCGCCATTGCCGTTTAGTGTTGTTAATTCGTTTTTTTTGTTTTTCAAAATTTGATTAATAACGTCAATTAGGCTTGTATCAAGGCTTTCAGGCACTTCATTGACTTCATTTATTATTAGTTTTTTACCATTTCCGTTTTTGCTATAACAAGTGGCTATGAGAGTTTTTAATTTAAATTTATTAAAATTAAAAATAAAATATTTTATAAAATTGCTTTTTGTAGGCTCATCACAATTGCAATATATGGTTTTGTTTCTGAATACATTGATATCATGTTCATAATAAACATTAACTTCTTTTTCTATATCTTCGTACAAAGTATAGAACTCATCACATTTCGCTTTTCTTGCATTGTTTAGATTTTTGTTTTTCATTTTTGTTTATTTTTGTGTTTTATAAAAATTCTGTTGAAAACCTCTTTTCCATTTATATAAGGTGATCTTCCATAAATTTTATTTGGATCTTGGTAAATGCCACGGGTTGAGCCTAAAATCTCAAACTGATCAGGATTATATTTATCTAAAAAACTAATCGGGACACCCATTACTCCCTCATAATCGCTAGGTATTGCATCGGTATAAGGCACTTCAATAGCATCGTAATTATCGTATTTTTTGTAGGCATTAGGGTTTTTTTGGATTTTTTTATTGTGTTTTAGATTATACTGCATTGTTTTTAATCTTAATGGCTTGGGTTGTTTTCCGTGTTCTAAATTTGTAAACCATCTGATTGCGTCTATTTTTATGTACTTGTTGCCATTATCATCTACAAAATAATTTTTTGAATATAGATTATATTCATCAGAAACTAAAAAAATCATATTGCCGCCTCTAGTGCTATGACCTAGCCACATTTTATTTTGTTTTATCTGCGAAAAAACACCCGTATACGTTACTGCGTTTAGGTTTCCTACTATCAAAAATTTTTTTTCATATAGAAAAAGTAACTTAAAAAATTCATGCAATAAAGAGAAAGGCGGATTAGTTATTATAATGTCGGATTGTTTTAACAGCTCAACACATTCATCACTTCGAAAATCTCCGTTGCCGTTTAATGTTGTTAGCTCATTGTTTTTGTTTCTTACTAATCTATTAACAATACCAACAAGGCTTGCATCAAGGCTTTCAAAGATATCGTTAGTTTCATTGACTACTAGTTTTAACCCTTTGCTATCTTTTTTGTAACAAGTTGCAATCAATCTTTTTAATCCAAATTTTTTGAAGTTTAAAACAAAGTACTTTGCAAAGTTGCTTTTGTATGGATTATCGCAATTGCAATATATTACTTTGTCTCTGAATACATCTTTATCATACTCATAATATATGTTTATCTCTTTTTCGATATAATGGTATAAAGTATAAAACTCTACGTTTTTCTCTTTTTGTTGCCTGTTTAGCCTTTGACCCCTCATGTCCTTTGCTATTCAATGTGTTTAGTGATTTATTTTTATTATTTAAAAATCAGATAAGAATGTCAAAATCAAATAACGCATAAAAAAATCATCTTTATTCAATCAGTGCATAATTCAAGCAATACATAAAAAACACATATTTATTCGTTTTTCTTATAATTCAATTAACGCATATCATCATAGTTTTTTATTCATTTTTGAAATTATGCATGAAATAAATTATTAACTTTTGGTAATTCATTTTGAGAATAATATTAAAATTTGATTAGAAAATGAGTTAAAAAAGGTAAAGTGTGAAATTTTTATAATCAAAATCTCATGAAAGATTGATTAAAAAAACAATTAAAAAATGATTAATTTTGACTGTTTTTTATTTTGATTTTGCAAATAACAAAAAAAAGTTTATGGTAAGTAGTGCTCGAAAAATGTGCAAATGAGCTAATTTAATAAAATTCTCATCAAAAAAATGAAAGGTAAAGTGTTTACTTTTAAAAAAAATTTACCTTTTACCTTACCCACTTTTTATTAATTATTTTAATTATTTATACTTATTTTTTTTATTATTTTTTTTGGTAAACCTTACCTTTTAATATTGTAAAATATATTTCCTTATATATATATATAATAATATATATATAGAGAAGAAAAGTATAGAGCGATGGTAAAATGCACTTTACCTAACTTACCTACTTACCCTTAATTTTTTAATGAATTTTTAATTTGACTTGCTATTAGATGTGAGCACAAAAAAAATAAAAAACACAAATAAAAAATAAAACACACAAAGATAGTTTTAAGCTTACAATTTTGTTTTTTGTTTGTCAAGTGGTTTTTTAAATGCTATGATTTAAAATATATATAATATATATTAAAATTTTTAATCTAGCAAAAGATGAGACTTATACCTGACAAAAAGTTGTTGTTAAAATTGGATTATAAAATTGATACTGAAATGCGAAAGCTTGTCTATTGGCTTATCTGCAATGTTCACCCAGGTATTAGCATGACGCAATTCATCGAAGAGGCAATAACAAAGTATATGAATGAAGTCAAACAAAAATATAATGTTCCTCCTTTAGATGATGTTGAAATTTATCACTTTAATATGAAGCGTCCAAAATCAATATTGCCTAAAACCGTTGATAGTCAAGGCATTCAAAGATGAGAGAATTAACACAAAAAGAAGAAGAAATATTGATAGAAGGATTAACATGGAACATTCCGCATGCGTGGATATGCGGCAAGAACAAAATTACACCTAATTACTTTTACAATTTAATTGAACTAGATAAAAACAAACAAGAAAAGGGAAAGTATACACAAGAGGCATACGCACGCAAGTACGATGTTGTTATGAGTGTTATCAGAGTTTTGTATGAGCAAGCTATCAAAAAGAAAAATCTAGCAGCTTGCAAAATTCTTTTGGACTTATTAGGAATGATAAAAGAAGAGAACAAAGTTGTGATTGAGGGCACAATCTCACATGAGTTATCATTAGCATCAATAAGGGAAGAGCTTGCAAAATTGGCTCAGGACAAGGCTCACAGAGAGATGAAAAAACAAATAATCGAAGCGGAGCTAATTCACAATGATGAAACAAACACTAAAAACAATTGATAATTACCTTTGGATGTTATACCCACACATATTTGCCTACGTTGCATCAAAAGCTAAATGGATACCATACAAATTTTTGCGTTACATTTCTGATGTGATAAGCAATGCAATCTTTGACGGCGCAGGACGAATAATTATTAATGTGCCTCCTAGGCACGGCAAAAGCATGTTTGTCTCATTTTGGCTTCCTTGTTGGTTTTTAAATTTGTATCCTCACAAAAACGTTTTGCTTGTCTCATATGAGGCAGACTTTGCCGCATCTTTTGGGCGAAGAGTTAGAAATGAATTGATGAGCAATCCAAAATTAAGAGTTCCGATAAATGTAGACACAACAGCCGCAAACCGTTGGTACACAAGCGAAGGCGGCGGCATGGTGTCAATGGGCATAGGAGGGGCTATAACAGGTAGAGGGGCAGATTTAATAATTGTAGATGACCCAATCAAAAATTGGATTGAGGCAACATCTCAAACATATCAAGAGCGAACATTTGATTGGTTTCGCTCAGTGCTGCTAACACGTTGTGAGCCACATACTACTGTGATTTTACTCATGACCCGTTGGCATGAGAATGACTTAACAGGCAAGCTATTAAGATATCATGCCGACGAATGGCAACATATATCTTTGCCTGCTATTTGCAATTCTGATAATGACCCAATTGGAAGAAAAATTGGCGAAGCTTTATGTCCACAGCGTTTTGATTTACAAAAATTAGAAAAACTAAAAAAATCTTTAGGAACTCACATTTTTAACGCAATGTATCAACAAGAACCTACAAATCCAAAAGCAGTTATAAAAAGGCATCATTTTAGATTTTACGAAAGCCTTGATACTCAAGCTTTTGAGGAGATTTTTCAATCATGGGATTTAGCTTTAACAGATAATGAAAAATCTTCATTCGTTGTTGGGCAAGTTTGGGGTGTTAAAAACGGAGATTATTATCTCATTGACCAAATTAGGGCACAATTGGATTTTTCTGATACAATAAAAGCATTCATTTCTTTGTCAGAACAATACCCAAAAGCCTACAAAAAAATAGTTGAAAACAAAGCATCGGGACTTCCTCTTATTAGCATACTACGCAGAAGAGTATACGGCATAATCGCACACAATCCGCAAGGCTCAAAGCTTATGCGGCTTATGAGTGTACTACATCTTTTTGAGGCGGGTAGAGTATACCTTCCCGCTCATGCTCAATGGGTTGAAGACTACATCTATGAGCTCACAACATTCCCCGATTGTGAGCATGACGATCAAGTGGATGCAACAACGCAAGCGTTATATTTGTTTCAAAGCTCAAAAAGTTATGATAAAATTACACCATTAGAGATTTTAAAAAACAAGTATGATTTAGAGGTTTAAAATGGATGAAACAATGCTTTTTGCAGAATTAGGAGAGACAGGGCTACGCCGCCATAGCGGCATTATCGATGAAGAACCATTGCAAGATTTAAAGGGCTCAAAAGCAATAAAAATTTATAAAGATATGTCTTTGAACGATCCTATTATTGGCGGAATTTTGTTTGCCATTGAGATGTTAATTCGTGGCGTTGATTGGTACGTTGAGAGTTATAGCGATGACAGGGATGAGGTTATCGCCAAGGAGCTTGTTGAGACTGCATTAGACGATATGACAATATCTTTTAAGGATTTAATTGCCGATATTTTGAGTTTTTTAGTTTATGGGTTTTCATTTTTTGAGATTGTCTATAAAAAAAGAACAAGCGAAAACTCAAAGTACAATGATGGTTTAATAGGTTGGCGAAAGCTTGCATCTAGGGCTCAAGACACATTATACCGTTGGGAGTTTGACAATGCGGGCAATCTATTAGGCATGATACAACAATCGCCAATAACATTTAAGTTAATTTTTATACCAATTGAAAAAGCTTTATTGTTTAGAACAACATCAAAAAAGGAAAACCCAGAAGGCAAAAGCATTTTACGCAACGCCTATCGTCCATACTATTTTAAGCGGCACATTGAAAGCATTGAAGCCGTTGGTGTTGAGAGGGATTTAGCAGGACTGCCTATTATGTATGTGCCTGCAGAGTATCTAGCTCACAATGCAGATCCACAAGCAAAAGCAATGCTAGAGCATTTCAAAAAAATCATTAGAAACATAAGAAGAGATGAGCAAGAGGGTATAATTCTTCCGTCAATGTATGATGAGCAAGGGCATCAGCTTTTTAAGATTGAACTTTTAAGCTCAGGAGGAAAACGAAACTTTGATACAAGCACAATCATAAGCCGCTATCAGCAAGAGATTGCAATGAGTGTTTTAGCGGACTTCATACTATTAGGGCATGAAAAAGTTGGCTCATTTGCATTATCATCATCAAAAACTGAACTTTTTGCTATTGCAATTGGGGCATGGCTAGATACAATTGCAGACACTTTTAATAATGTTGCAATTCCTAGACTAATAGCCTTAAATCCATTAAAGCCTAAAAATTTACCTGTATTATCGCATACAGATATTGAAACGCTTGACTTGCAAGAGATTTCGCAATTTTTAACCTCTCTCACTAATGCAGGAGTTGAGCTTTTCCCTGATGATGAGTTAGAAAATTTCCTACGCAGACAAGCAGGACTACCTGAGAAGAAAATAGAAGGTTAGTTTTATGTTTGTGTTTATAAAAAAAGCAAAAAAAAACACAAAAAATATTTTTACAAGAGCACAGCTAAACGCAATAAAAAAAATCTACAATAAACACTTTAAACTCTTTTCTACATCATTAAAAGATACATTTAAAAATTTTTCAAATGAAATATCTAAAAAGAAATTCATTGAAACCCTTGCAGCTCAAGGCACAGAGGCAGGCATATCAGAATTAACACAAAAAAAATTAATTGAAAAACTAAATGAAGTGTCTGATAGTGCTTTTACTGCAGCAATGACTGACACAATTAACAAAATGGGAGTTATCCATACAATCAAAAAACCTACTATTAATTTTAATTCTTCAAACTCTAGAGTTGTGCAATACATTAAAAACTCAGTGGGCAATTTAATCCAAAATATTAGCACGCAAACACTAACACAAGTACGCAATCTTTTTATCGATAGCATGCGAATAGCAAAACCTGTAGATGAGCTTGCAATGGATTTAAAAAACATTGTTGGCTTATTGCCAGAGCAGCAACAAAAATATTTTGAACTAAAAGAAACAAGCCTTAAAAAGCTTGAGGCTCAAGGCGTTTCAAGGAATGAAGCATTAAAACAAGTTGAAACAAAATTAGAAAGTTTCTATAATCGTCAATTAGATATAAGGGCGAAACGCATCGCACGCACCGAAACGTCCCGCATTGTTAATGAGGGGCAAATGGAGATTTACAGGCAGATGAGTGAGGCGGGTATCATTGATATTAGAGAGGCAAAAAAGCAATGGGTTATTTTTGAAGACACTGCTTGCTCAATTTGTGAGCCGTTAGATGGCACAATTGTAGGCTTTAATGATTTTTTTGAAACGCAAAATGGGGCAGTGTCTACACCACCATTACATCCTAATTGCAATTGTACAGTGATTTTATTATATGAGTAGGAGGCAAAAATGAAGTTAGAAGAGATCAATCCGCAATCTTTGAAAAGCGTTGATAATGAAGAGTTAGCACAAGTGTGGCATCGCCTAAATCAATGGTATGCAAACGCAATCAACGAACATAAACCTACAGAGGATATAATCAATGCCGCAATGTGGGCATTGGACGAAATGCAAGCAAGAGGTTTTGATTACGATGAAAACAGTGAGCTAGTTCATGCAATTCAATCTTTTAAAAAGTCTGAAATCGTTGATTATCAAGCGTTGCCTGATGAGGTTGTGGTTGTTTATGATTTTGTTTCTGTGGTTGGCTCAAGCGTTAAAAGTGAAGATTATAATGATGTTGATATCCTTGTGCGTGCTAATCTCAGCGGTGGCTCATATTTGGTTGATTACCCAAATGTATTTTTGCCAATCAGAAACGCAATTGCAAAAGACAAACAGCAAAAACTGCATTTAATCAGTAACCCGCAAGGGGCACATTCTGATTACATGCCGCTATATGATTTAATATTAAGAAAGAAAAAACAGCCGCAAATTAAAGTTTTAAAATCTGATTATGTGATGATTGATTTAGGTTGCGGCAATAACAAGCCTAACGGTTATATCGGCATTGACAAGGATAGCAATAGCAATGCCGATATAATTCACAACATTGAGCTAGGTTTACCTTTTGCTAATAATAGCGTTGACAAGGTTAGAGCTTATCATCTTTTAGAACACTTGCCTGACAAGGATTTTATAATGCGTGAGATTTATAGGGTTTTAAAAAATGGCGGAACTTTTGAATTTGAAATACCTAGTGCGGACTCTGATGGGGCAGTAGCTCATCCTGAACATAAGACACTTTGGAATGTCTCAAGTTTTGCATTCTACACTAATCCGCAATTGATTGAAGACAGGCCTATGTTTGAAGTGATTGAATTAGCGGAATGTGAAAGAAACGGACACAAGTACGTTAAAGGCATTCTTCGAAAACCTTTGAACAAAGCCGATTTTAAGCCATTCATTCCATTTACTCCTCCAAAACCTGCAATGGCGTGGTATACTGAGCTATCGCCGCAAGATAAAGACAAATTGTTAGAATGGGCAGATAGTCAATCTTTTGCAATTGAGCCGAAATATAATGGCTTTCGAGCGATAATTGAAAAGCAAGGCATAAGAATTCGCATGTGGTTTGAGGGCTCTCAACACATTGATAGGTTTAAAAGCCTTATCTATCAAGGCATAAAGAATGCGTTGCTTTCAATCCCTGAAGATTTTATTTTAGATTGTGATGTTGGGATAACAAAAAATGGCGAAAGATTGCCACGGATTGAATTAATGAAACTCAATTCAGACAATCCACAATTAGAAGAAAATGAGAAAATCGAAATAACATTATTTGATATTCCTTATTTTGTTGAGCCGTTGATAGACAAGCCTTTTGAGGATAGAAGAAAAATTTTAGAAGAGTTTTATAAAAAATACAAAAACAAAATTAAAGAATGGATAAAAATATCCGATATCAAATATATCAAACAGCCAAAACAATTAAATGACAACGCAATTAAATGGGCTTTTGACTTTTCGATGTCTGAGGGTTTAGTTGCCAAAAAACTAAACTCAACATACTCAATTAATGGCTCAACGAATGATTGGGCAAAAATGAAAAAAGTTGCAGAATTAAAAGTTATTGTGCTTGATAAGGCAAGCACAAAAACAGAAGGCACTTATAACTACACTGTTGGATTAATTGATACGCTTAGCTTTTCAAATACAATAGAATTTGAAGGCAAAAAATATGTGAATTTAGGCAACACATTTAACACTGATTTAGATGTTTCTGTTGGCTCAATTCTTACAATTGAATTAATTGAGCTCATAATGGATGAAACAAAAAACACACTTGTACTATTAGGCGGCAGAGTTGTAGATGTTGATACAACAAGGCATGAGCCATATACTGATGAACAAGCTATAGATATAGCACGCCGTTATCAAGTTCTTCAAATTAAAAAATCAATTTTTAAAATGATTTTGCTATATAACAAGCTCAAAAAGCTTGATATTCAAGGCGAAGAGGACACAGAGACAAGAGGAGAGATAGCTCAAAGAGAATGGGAAAAAAATTGGATTACATATTTGCCTAAAAATGGAAAAGGCAAATTCGTATATCAACATCATTGGAGAGGTTTAAATGAGGAAGAGATAAAATTAAGCGATGATGAGCTAATGAATTCTAGCCATTCTGTACATGGGGATCTGCGCTTTGAGTCCGATAATTTTTTATTTGGCTTTTCTGTTTTTTTGGGCACAACAAAAGATAATAAAAAAGTAGGCGGCGATAGATTAGTTGCATTAGACAAAACAAAAGATAATCTTCAAGGCACATTCAAATTAAAACAGCCGATTGAGTGGCTACATGTGGGAGAGGGCTCAGGACAAGCCTTTGCGCCTATGATGCCTGGCTCAACATCAAAAACATACTCAAAATTTTTTGTTATAGATAACGGTGAGTATGAACTAGGCGTTGTAAAACAACATTTTGTTGAGATATTTTTTAATGGCAAAAAATTAAAAGGTAGGTATACTATTCAATCAGTTCCAAAAGAGAATGAAGAACGTTATTGGATTATTAATAAACCTGATGAGCAAACACCATACGCTCAAAGCTATGAGCTTCAAGCGGTTGCAGAAGAAGAAAAAGCAAAAGGCTATGAGTGGCTATATTGGAGATCACCGATGAGCAAAAAAACTAAAATTATTGATTTAAAAAAATTAAAAACAGTTAACGTTAAAAAAATTGATAATGAAAAACATCTAGTTTATGGTGTTGTGCTTGAGCCTTCAATTGATGAGTTCGGCAAACTCATTGCTGAGCCTGATACACAAGGCGATGTTATTACAGCTGAGGAAATCGAAAAAGCGGCACATGAATACATAATTAACTCCCGCATTGTTGGCGAAAATCATAGCGGCAAATTCAATGCGCAAGTGGTTGAGAGTTATATCGCTCCTGTTGATTTTTATATTAATAAAGAGAAGATAAGAAAAGGCTCATGGGTTTTGGTTGTTCATGTGCCTGATGATGCTGATTGGGCAAGAATTAAAAACGGTGAGTTTAACGCTTTTTCGATTGGTGGCATTGGCGAGCGAAAAAAATTGTAATTAAATTATTGCAATTGAATTAAAAAATGTTAAAATAATTTATTATGAGTCAAGTAAATGAATTAAAAAATTTAAATATTTTTGAAGTTAGTGTTGTCCCTAAAGGGGCAAACAGAAAAAAATTTTTTTTGTTAAAAGGAGATTATCAAATGGATGAGCTTTTAAAAAAAATTGACGAAATAAAGTTAAATGAAAATTTTAAAAACGTTTTTGAAAAAATGCAATTAACAGAAGAAGAAAAAAACGCACTAGAAAGTGCGTTAAAACTTTTGCAAGCCTTGAAAGACAAGCTTCCCGAAGACCTGTTAAAACAATTGTATGAACTGTTAGGGTATCCAGCTCCATACTGCGCCGCTCCTGAATATTACGCCGCTCCAACAAAAAAAGAAGAAGAACAAAAAAACGAAATTGAAAAAATGGATGAAAGCATAAAACAAAAATTTGAAACCATATTAAAAGAAAAAGAAGAAATCGCAAAAAAAGCTAAAGAATTAGAAGAAGAATTGCAAAAACAAAAAATTGAAAAAGAAAAAATTGAATTTGTTGCAAAGATTGATAGCGAATATAAAAATATAGCAGGAGACAAAAAAGAATTAGCTAACGCTCTCTTTGAAATCCGCAATACTCAAGCCTTTTCAGTGATTGATAGAATTTTAAAATCCGCCGATGTTGCATTATCTAATTCAGTATTAACTCAAGAATTAGGCACATCAGTAGAGGGCTCAGGTTCGGCTTGGGAATTAATTGAAAAAGCTGCAAGCGAACTTGTAAAACAAGATAAAAACTTAACAATGCAAAAAGCAATTTATCAAGTTATAAAATCAAATCCTAAACTTTATCAAAACTATCTAAATGAAAGGAGTTAAAAATGGCTATAGAAGAAAGACTTATAACAATAGGTTTTTTAGCTGCAGGCTCAGACCTATCTACAAAACAGTATCACGTTGTAAAGCTTGACGCTCAAGGCAAGGCAGTGCTTGCAGGTGCAGGCGAATTATCACTAGGCATTTTGCAAAATGACCCCTCTGAGGGACAGGCATGTGATATCGCCGTTGACGGCGTTAGCAAAGCAAAAGCAGGCGCTAGCATTACTTTGGGCTCACTATTATCCGCTAATGCTAATGGGCAAGTAGTACCCGCTACTAGCGGCGACTACGTAATAGGAATAGCTTTAGAGGCTGCTAGCAGTGGCGATATAGTTAGCGTATTAATTAGGAATTTTAAAATATAAGGAGATTGAACAATGGCTAACCCAACAAAAAACGAAGTTCATGTTAATAAACCATTAACCAACATATCAGTAGCATACATGCAAGATTTAAACGCTTTTGTTGCCGATCAAGTTTTTCCAAAAGTGGCGGTAGCAAAGCAATCCGATAGATATATCGTTTACGATAAGGCAGATTTTTATAGGGATGAGATGAAACTGAGAGCTCCCGCCTCTGAGAGCGCAGGGGCAGGTTTTCGAATTGATAACACGCCTACATACTATTGTGCAGTCTACGCATTGCACAAAGATATTGACGATCAGTTGAGGGCAAACGTTGATGAGCCTATCAATCTAGATGAAGACACAACAAAATTTTTAACTCAAAAAATGATGTTAAAAAAAGATAAAATCTTTGTTGAAAACTATTTTAAAACAGGCGTATGGGGCACTGACTACACCCCCTCAACATTGTGGAGTGCGGCAAACTCAACACCTGTAAAAGATATAGACGCACAAAAAGATAGCGTTTATAAAAAAACGGGCTACATGCCTAACGTTTTAGTTGTAACCTCTGACGTTCATACTGTACTTAAAAATCATCCCGATGTATTAGACAGGGTTAAGTACACACAACAGGCAACAATATCAGAACAGTTATTAGCATCTTTATTTGGCGTTCAAAAATATTTAGTTTTAAGAACCATTGAAAACAAAGCCGCAGAAGGGGCTAGTGCAGACTTTGATTTTCTAGCTAGCAAAAAAGCTTTATTAGTTTATGCCGCAAGTGCTCCGTCTCTTATGACTCCATCGGCGGGCTATTCATTTGTTTGGCAAGGACTTACTGGCTCAATTGACGGCGTAAGAGTTAAAAATTTCCGATTAGAACATTTAGCCGCTGATAGAATTGAGATTGAAGCCGCTTTTGATTTAAAAGTTGTTGCGGCTGACTTAGGCGTTTTCTTTAACGGAGTGATTGCCTAATGTACATTAGCACAAGATACTTCACCACAGCACTAAGATCCTATATGCCTAATGAGCCGATACCTGAGGCAGAGACTTGGGATTGGCTCATTAGGGCAAAGTTATTAGATTTAGGTTGGATTAAAAAAATTGATGAGCCTGTAAACCTTGCGGCTCATAGAGTTGCAAAGGAGAAAGCTCAAGAGACAAAAAAAGAACAAAAAGAAGATGAGCCGATAAGCGAAAGAACATGTAAACAATGTGGCAAAGTTTTAGCAACAAAATATTCTTTAAAACGCCACATGGTAAGCGTACACAATCATGGCTTGGACGTACTCACATAGTCCTGATACATCAACACTAGATTGGGTTAGGCTTGTCATTGGAGACACTGACTCAAATGACAAATTATTATCTGATGAAGAAATCAACGCAATAATAAATAAATCAATAAATGTATGGCATGCGGCTTATTACGCCGCATTACTTATCGCAAGCAAATTTGCAAGGCTTGCGGATGAAAGCGTGGGAGATGTTTCTGTTCGTTATTCGCAAAAATCAGAACAATACTATAGATTAGCGGACAAGCTAAAACAAGAAGCAAACACGAAAAGCTATGTGTCTGCATACGCCGCAGGCATATCCTTGTCTGATAAGGCTTTTAATGAGTCCGATAATGATTTAGTAAAATCAAAATTTAAAATCGATGTTTAAATTCATTAGCTCAACAAAAGTTTTAAAATCACAACGGGAGACTCTTTTTAAAAGACTAAAAGAGATTGAAAAAAAATATGTAACGGTTGGCATACACGAAAATAAAAAGTATGAAGATAATACTCCCGTTGCAATGATTGCGGCAATTCATGAGTTTGGTTCTGATAATGTGCCTGAGCGATCATTCATTCGCTCATCAATCAATGAAAACAAAAGCACAATAAAAAAATATATTAGACTTTATTTGCAACAAGTTTTAAGATTATCAATGAGTGTTGACACTGCACTAGCAAGCATTGGTAATGTAGTGGCGGCAAAACACAAAGAAAAAATTGTTAAAGGTGAGTTTACGCCATTGAGCAAAGTATATTATGAGCTCAAAATGAAAAAACTTGGAAAGGCTTATATACTAAGGTATACAGACACGTTACTTCAATCTATTGACTATGAGATTAAAACAGAATGAGCATGTACAACATTAGACTGCCAATCATGATAAAAAAGGGAAAACGCATAGTTGTTGTGCGATATTCGTTTCGCTCTACAGCAAAAGGCAGAATGCAAAAAGTAAAAGCATATGAGACCGCAACAATAGCGGAAGTGCAGCCTGCAACATCAGATGATTTATTAAAATTAGCCGAAGGCGATAGAGATAAAGATGTAATCGCAATTTGGACAACATTTAAACTTTGTCTTAATGATGAGATATGCTATAATAATAATATTTATAAGATTATCAAAGTGCAAAATTGGAATGATTTTTTTAAGGGAATAGGTATTAAGCAAGATGCAATTAATAACTGATTTTAATAAAATTGAAGATGAAATTGTAAGCATAATTGAAGACGCAAGCGGCAAGCGTGTTATATGGGAGTTGTCTGATACCCTTGCACCGCAAGGCTCTTACATATCTTTAGCGTATGTTAATCCTATGAATTTTGTAACTCAGTTTTTTGACGTGAAAGCGATAGATGATGACACAAGCGAATTCTCTACGATTGCAGAATTGGTTTTGTCTGTTAAGATAATTCACAAAGATGTTTACGATGCAAAATTAATGAGAGAAGCCGCAAGCCTTGCGGCTCAATTAAATGAGCCTGATACTCAAAAAAGATTAAGACCTTTAGGCGTGGCATTGATTAATATATCAAATGTAAGAGATATCTCTTTGAACATCAATGAAGAATATTATTTGCGTTTTCAATTTGATATGACTTTTTATTTTAATTTTAAATTTTTAGTTAAAACATCTACAATTAAAAATGTACAAATATCGCAAGGACATTTTTATGATTTTAATAATTCATTAATTCATGAAGTTAATAAATTAATTTCAACGTAAGGAGATTAAAAATGACACTATCGCAAATTGTTAACATTCAAATCTCAAGGCAAACAACAGCACCAACACAAAAAGGTTTTGGCACTGCTTTATTTTTAGCCTCTTCAGTGCCTACAGGTTACACAACAAGATTTAAAGCTTATTCAAGCATTGAAGAAATGCAAACAGATGGGTGGACTACTGAGGCTGCTTTTGTTGCGGCAACAAAATATTTCGGGCAAGAGTTAAAACCTGAAAAAATTTATATCGGACTTGTTGATAGCGGGGAAACCTATACTCAAGCTCTTCAAGCAGTTCAAGCGGTTAATAATGATTGGTATGTTTTGCTAGCAGAAACACATGTTAAAGCCGATATTCTAGCATTAGCGGCGGCAATTGAGCCACAAGATAAAATGTATATTTGTTCATCTTCAGATAGCGATATTATAACCTCCGTAAACACTGATGTAGCAAGCTCTTTACATTCTGCTAACTATGACAGAACAGCAATAATTTACTCTTCTAATGCGGCTCAATATCCTGAGGCTGCAATAGTTGGCTTGCAATTGCCTAAAGCGGCAGGCTCATCAACATGGAAATTTAAAACATTAAAGGGGATCACTGTAGACAATCTTACAACAACACAAATCAGTAACGCAAAAAACAAAATGTGCAATGTGTACACAACAATAGCAGGAGTTAACATATTGCATGAGGGTGTGGTATCATCGGGCGAATTTATCGATGTTATTCAGGGTATTGATTTTATAAAATCTAGATTGCAAGAGAATATTTATTTTTCGTTAATCAATTCTGAAAAAATTCCATACACTAATGCAGGAATTTCTGTTGTTGTTAACATTATAAAACAAGTGTTGACTGATGCTATTGATAGAGGCATACTTGCCGCAAGTCCTACCCCTGAAGTATCCGCTCCATTAGTAGATGATGTTAGTGCAATTGATAAAGCTAATAGATTACTACCTAATGTAAAATTTTCCGCAACATTAGCGGGTGCGGTGCATAAAATTCAAATTAACGGCATTGTAACAATATAAAAAAATAAGGAGATATAACAATGGCAGTAAAAACCTATGACCCAAAACAGGTAACAGTAATAGTAGGCACAAGACCTATATCAGGCTTTGCAGATGGGACTTTTATAACTGTTGCTAGAAATTCAGACATGTGGAGTTTGGTAGTTGGGGCTGATGGTGAGGCAACAAGGGCAAAATCAAATGATAAGTCAGGGCGTATCACAATCACATTGACACAATCGGCAGAAAGCAATCAATACCTATCTGAGCTAGCTTTAGCTGATGAATTAAGTAATGGCGGGCTTGTTCCTATTCTGATAAGAGATGCGTCAGGCAAAACAATACATGCATGTGCTAGTGCTTGGATTGTCAAGCGTCCCGAAAGTGCCTTTGCAAAAGAAGCGGGTACACGTGAGTGGGTTTTTGAGACTGACACATTAGAAATGTTTGAAGGGGGTAATTAATGATAAACGTTGAGACAAGAGAGATTGACGGGCACAATTATGAGTTTTATCAATTAGGGGCAGTCAAATCTTTAAAAATTTTAACACGAATTTTAAAAATCATTGGTGAGCCTATAGGACTTATTACGGGAGAGGCAACAGTTAAAGATTTTTTAAAAACTGAGCTTAACAGTGATATTTTAGGAAAGGCTTTAAAAGCGTTGACAGACAAGCTAGATGAGGAGTTAGTGGTTAACACAATCAAAGAGCTTTTAGAGCCTGTACTTTGCGATGGCAAAAGAATTCAATTTGATTTACATTTTCAGGGTAGAATTGGACATTTATTAAAAGTTGTTAAAGCGGCATTGGAGGTTAATTATAAAGATTTTTTCGGCGTAAGCCAAAGCCTCCTAGAAGGCTTGGCAATCAAGGCTCATACACAATCAACACAGACAACATAAACGTTGATTGGTTTGTTTGGAGAATTGTTTTAGCTAAAATTGCAACACTAACAGAGATAAGCGAAAAGTGGAATATCAATGATTTATTTGATGCGCATGAAGCGCTAGATATAAAAGAAGAATTAGAGCTAGAAAGCTTAAAAAATATTAAGAGATAAAAATATGGCTTTAGTAATTGAGGAGCTAATCACTAAATGGGGTTTTAAGGTTGATCCCCAAGGCGTTGAGCGTGCAAATGCCGCACTACAAGGGCTTAAAGGGGCATTGCAACGTTTAAGCCTGACAGCATTATTATCATCAGGGACTCTAGGGGCGTTTTTTAAAAAAACTTTTGATTATGCGGATGCGGTTGATAAAAACGCAAAAACTCTAGGCTTATCTACTGACTCATACCAAAAGCTAAATTATGCCGCAGGACTTGCTTCAATTTCACAAGATCAGTTTTTAATGGGAATGCGTACTTTATCAAAAGTTTTTGCTGAGGCTCAAAGAGGTTCAAAGCAATACACTGAAACCCTTGCGGCACTTGGCATTTCATCGGAGATGCTTCAAGATAAAAATTTAAAATTAGATAAAGTTATTTTAACTGTTGCTGATAGATTTAAATCAATGCCTGACGGTGTGCAAAAAACTGCATTAGCCACTGAATTGTTTGGGCGAGCAGGCGGCAGAATGATTAACATGCTAAAGGACGGCTCAAAAGGCTTGCGGCTCATGGCTCAGGAGGCACAGGATTTAGGCATTATTTTATCAGAACAAGAAATTAAAAACACTGTTGAGCTAAAAGATGAGACTTCAAAATTAATTATAACATTAAAAAATCTGATGTACTCAGTTGGGGCAAGATTATCCCCTGTAATCCTAGAGCAAGTGCAATATATAAAAGGTTGGGTTTTGCAAAATCGAAATCTAATAAAAACTAGAGTTGAAAAATTTATTTTAGCATTAACATCTCTTTTAAAAAATGCCATTAGCATTTTTAAACTTTTTGCCTCTGCTATAAGCCTTGTCACTTCTATGTTTGGAGGCTTTGATGCAACAGTTAAATTTTTAATAAAATCATTCATGATTTTAAATGCTTTAAAGCTAGCAAACAACATCGGGCAATTAGCAACATCTTTTGTTAGCTTGAGCTCAACAATTAAATCCGCCGCAAGCATATTCTCACTTTTAACATCAAAAGCTACCTTAATAGGTTTTGCAATTTTATCAATTGGATTAATCGTTGAGGATTTAATTGCGTTTTTTCAAGGTAGGGATAGCGTAACAGCCTTGATAGTCAAGGGTTTTGCGGCGTTATATGTTAAATTAAAACCATACATTGATAAATTAATTGAGCTATTAATTTATCTCAAAGATGTTGCGTTGCAAGTGATTGATTTTTTGCTTGTTAAGATTTCGGAATTTTTCAATTTGATAAGAGAATGGTATTATAAATTAGGAATTGATAAGATTGTTAACTTTTTAGGTTCGGTTTTTAGCGGTGCAAAAAAACTTTTAGGACTTGAGCAGCAAAAAATCGAAACCATTAGATTTATTGAGACAAGCGGGATATACGCCTATCCGCCAACGCCTGAAACAAAAAATTTAAACATGAGTAATAATATTACTGCTCCTATCACTATCACAGTTCCGCCTAATACGCCGCCAGATCAGGTAGGCGCACATGTTAGAGCGGGCGTATCTGATGCCTTAAGCGAAATACTAAAAGACACTAATCTAATACTAACCCCCGCAACGGAGTACTAGAGTATGGCAATCACATCATTGTTATTCGGAGCGGGCAAAACAAAAGCAATATTAGGCGCAAAAAAAAGAACAGGTTGGAGTATAACAGGCTCAAAATATTCAGTGATTGATAGCGGCGTAATGATTGATGCGGTTGTCAATGAGACACACAATTTAAATGCGGATGTAACTCAATATGAAGTAGAAAGCGGGGCAGTGATATCTGATCACGTACAAATAAAACCTGTTCAATTGACAATCGAAGGCATTATATCGGAAACTCCGATATCATTCGTATCTACCGCATTGACCGCAGGGGCTACGGCTTTAGGCACTGAGCTAGGCAAACGCTATGGCAACATTGCGGCGGGTGTTGGTACTTTTGCGGGGGCTTCATTGTCAGGCTTAATAACATCAAAACCTACCGCTCAAGATGTTTTTAAGGTTTTAAAAAATCTATTTGAAAAAAAAGAACCTTTTACTGTTGTTACAGGTTTAACTGTGTATGATAATATGATTATCACATCTTTATCAATTCCTAGAAATGCCGCAACAGGCAAGGCTTTGCGCTTTACTGCTACTTTGCAACAAATAAAAATTGTAGAAACTCAAACAGTACCCATACCTGAATATAAAACAAAGACTGCTTTAACATCATCATCTCAAGATTTAGGCAAACAAGCTACTACCGCCGCAACGGCGGCAGAAAAAGGAAAAAGCTTTTTGCTTAAGGCAATTAATTTTTTTAGGAGATAAAAATGGCGGTAAAAATCCCATTGACAAATGAGCTTGTGAGTTACATTTTTGAGATTGCACTAGACAATCAAACTTTTAAATTTGATGTTTATTATAATTCAAGACTGAATAGGTGGATTTTATCAATTTTTAATTTGAATAATGAGCCGATACTTTGCGGCATTCCTTTGCTTGTTGCATCGCCTTTAATTCAAAGATTTAGACTTAAAGAGTTAGAGGGAGAATTTATATTAGTTAATAACAAAAACCCCTTTGAAGAGGTTGATAGACAAGGCTTACAAGGGGCTGAACTAATTTATTATAATAAAGATGAGCTTACTATTTGATAGAAACGCAAAGTTAATAATATCAGAAACGCCTCAATCTACTAAAGGCGTTGACTTGTCAGGATTACATTTTTCATTTAAAATCGAAAAAACAACAGAACCAAAACCAAACACTGCAACAATTGATGTATACAACATTAGCCAAACAACAAAAGCAAAACTAGAACAAAAAAATAATGTTGTAATTTTACAAGTAGGCTATAGGGGGTTAGATGTTTTTCCAAAATTTGAAACTTTGTTTATTGGTGATATTACAGATAGCGGTGTAACAGTAGACAGATCAGGGGCAACAATCAAGTACACTTTTACGGCAATGGATGGGATAAAAAAATATAAAAATGCAATCATTAATAAAAGCTATTCTCAAGGCGTAACATCAGATATTATAATATCTGATTTAGCTAATATTATGGGTTTAACAATTTCTTATATTGGAGTATCAGAATTTAAATTATATCAACACGGCTATGCCGCATCAGGCAAGGTTTCTACGATACTAGATGAGATTACAAAATCAATCAATGCGGAATGGAGCATTAACAATTATGAGCTTATTATTACACAAAAAAATAAACCCGCCGCTAAAACTGCTATATTGATATCGGCTAATACGGGATTAATAGGCAGCGTATCAAAAACAGAAAAAGGTATTCAATTTAAAACTTTGTTAAATCCAAAACTTCAGCCTTTTAGTCCCATAAGCGTGGAAAGCCTGACTATCAAGGGTTTTTACAGGATTGAGAGAGTAGTACATGTTGGAGAAACCTCAAGTGCGGGAGAGTGGATTAGCCAAGTGGAGGCGATATCGCTATGAGTACTCTAACACCAACATTATCACAATTATTAGATGATTTTATAAATTCGAAATTGCTAGATGTACATGTTGCACTACCCGCTAGGATTGTTAGCTATGACTCAAAAACACAATACGCAAGTGTACAGCCTGAGATCAAGCGAAAATTTAAAGATGGGGCAGTTGTAAATTTGCCAATAATTAATAATGTTCCTGTTGTAATGCCTAGAACCTCAAGCTCATATGTGTATTTGCCGATAAAACAAGGCGATAATGTGCTTTTAATTTTTTCTGAACGCTCAATTGATATTTGGAAAAACAAAGGAGGAGACACAGATCCAAAGGACGCAAGGCATCATGCGTTATCTGATGCTTTTGCAATTGTGGGAGGCTACCCATTAGCAAAACCTATCGTAGGGCATGATAGCAAAGATTTGTCTTTAGGTAACGTTTTGTCAAAAATTCAAATGACAGAAAACGGAAAGTTTTACATTGGCAATAATTTATATAATTTTGTTAAACTAGTAGATGAGCTAGGAGAGCAAGCCAAAAGCCTTGCTATTCAAGCCTCACAAATAACTGTTAATACAATAATGGGAGTTTCATCATTGCCTAATAATACTAGTATTTTTGTACAAATTGCTAATGAGATACAAATTATTTTAAATAAATTAAAAACACTAATCAAAGAGTGATATATGATTGATGATTTAAATACATGGAAGACAACATATTTGCAGCTTCAAAACATTGGCTCAAGTCAATGGGCACAACAATTTTCTAATTGGGTAGATGAGAGAGTTAGCGGCAAAATGGAATTAAACGGTGTATATAATGCATCAGGCACAGCATTCATTTTTGTTTTTAACAAAAATTTGTTTAAATCAGAATTATTAAATTTGCAAATTGTAAATAGCAGATTGCAAGGCGTTACAAACTTTGCAAATGCTTGGAAGACAGCCGTTTTAGGCTCATCAGTTCAAACGCTTGTCAATTCATACATTGGAATAAACACCCCCGCAACACGTTGGAGTGTAATCAATTCCACAACATTAAACAGTGCAGGCGTTAACGCCGCATACAATATTATTCTTACTTTGGCAAATGAAGAACCTACTGATACGGCAAACTCAAAAGTCCCACAAAAACTAAGAGAAGCTTTTTTGTCGCTAACCGTTGATACTCAAGGCGTTGACAGCCGTACCCCTCCACAACAATTAAATGACTACAATAGGAGCGTATTATGAGCGATATAAGATTAGATCACAATCACGATATATATATCAATGGCGGAAATTTAGAGCTTGTTAGTGATGTAGATGAGACTGTTCAATTAATAAAACAAACATTAAAATTTTTTAAAGGGGAGTGGTTTTTGGATGAGACTTTAGGGATACCGTATTTTGAACTTATGGAAAAGCCTATAAATATAGAGCTTATCAAATCCGTATTAATTGCAACAATTGCGAAAATTCCAAATGTTTTAGCAATAGAAAAATTTGAACTTGATTATTTAGGAACAACAAGACAATTAAATATTAATTTTACTTTGAAAGTAGGCAATAATATAATAAGTATGAATGAGGTGATTTAACATGTTTGGGATTACACCGCAAGGTTTTTTAATTAAAAAATTTGAAAATATAAAATCAGAAATTGAAAATGCCTTAAAATTGGCTTTAGGCAACGATTTGAACCTATTGCCGCAAAGTGTGCTAGGGCAATTAGTGGCAATTTTTGCCGAAAGAGAAACTCTATTGTGGGAGCTAGCTCAGGCAGTTTATTATTCGCAATATCCAGATACGGCAGAAGGGACTAGTCTAGACAATGTATGCTCAATCACGGGGACAGTGCGAAAACAAGCAACAAAAAGCTATGGGCAAGCAATTGCATTAGGGCAAAACGGCACAATCATACCCATTGATAGCATTGTGTCAGTTCCAAATTCTTTAACTTCAAAATTCAAAGTTAAATCTACATATGTAATTAATTCACAATTAAGTAGAGTGCAAAAAATTGAATTTTCTGATGTGCCTGATAGCGGCACATTCAAATTGACTTATGGCTCATACTCTACTGTAAGCCTTGACTATCAAGCCACAGCGGGCACAGTTAAAACCGCATTAGAAGCATTGCCTATAGGCACAACGCTAAAAGTAGAAGGTGATTTTTCTAATGGATTTTTGGTTTTTTTTAGAAAAAAAGGAAGCTATCTAGATTTAGGCGTTTCAAATAATACATTAACGAAAAACTCTAATCCCGTGATTATCTCAATTGCAAAACAATATGGGGTAGAGATTAATATAGAGGCATTAGATTATGGTGAGATTTTGGGCAATGCGGACACTATCGTAAGCATTGATACGCCTGTCTTTGGGTGGGATAGGGTTATCAATTTAGAAGATGTCTATGTTGGTAGAGAAAGAGAAACCGATGCGGAATTGAGAGTTAGAAGATTAGAGGAGATCACTATCGCAGGAAAGGCAACGGCTAATGCAATAATTGCCGCATTAAAGGCAATTCAAGGCGTTCAGGCGGTTACCGTTTTCGTTAATAATTCTGATATAACAGATTTAAATGGATTGCCGCCGCATTCAATTGAGGCAACAGTTTACGGCGGAGATAATGATGATATTGCTAAAACATTGTTTGATACTGTTGCGGCAGGGATTAAAACGCACGGAAGCATATCCTTGCAAGTCTTTGATGCTCAAGGCTTTCAGCATACTGTAAAATTTTCAAGGCCAACAGAAATTGATATTTATGTGAAAGTAGATTTAACTATTGATAATAACTTATTCCCTGTTAATGGCATTGATTTAGTTAAAGATTACATTTTAGCTTATGGCAAAAGCTTGCAAGTAGGCGATGATGTTATTGTTGTGCCAAAGCTAATCTCTTCATTTGCTACTGTTGCGGGAATTCTAGATGCGGATATTTATGTGGGCACAGCGCCTAATCCAACACAATCAAACAACATAGCAATATCAACAACGCAAATTGCAAAATTTGATAGCGCCAACATTGAGGTTAATATATTATGATAGCACAAATATCTAATCATGTAGAACAGGCTTTAGACAGGCTTTTGCAGCAATATAAAAATTCACAAAAGTTTAAATCTATTTTGCAAAGTTTAATAAATGAAATTCAAATAATTGAGAATGAATTTTTTAAATTAAAAAATGAGCGTAGTCTAGACGCTGCAGTAGGATATCAATTAGATTTAATTGGTACAATCATTGGAGAGAGGCGGCTAGATAGGACTGATGAGGCATATAGAGAGGCTTTAAAGAGTAAAATTTTGATTAATATATCGCAAGGGGATGTAGACACTTTAATTAAAATATCTAATCTTCTTACAAACTCAGATTACTGCCATTATATTAATCTAGGCAATGGGCACATTCAATTATCAACAACAAACACAACATTAACGCAACAACAAGCGAATAACTATATTAGAGTGATACAATCCGCTAGTGCGGCGGGGTGTAGAGTAGATTACCTTGTGAAACACTTGTCTGACAAGGCTTTTGCGTATGATGGTGTACAAGCTCAAGCTAACAGCCTAGGCTATGATGATGGTAGCGGCACACTAGGAGGGCAATACGCCGATCACTATGAGCTATTGATACCTTTTGCTTATGCAGGCGATAACCCAAACTATGCGGGCTATGGCACGCCTGAAGATGTATTGGTAGGAGGTATATATTCAGATTAATTTTTATGTTATAATAATTTTTATATAGGAGTACAAAAATGACAAAACCAACATTTTATCTAGATTGGACTGATGGCTCAGCCTCAAAGGTAGAAGAGCCAACAGCAGCAAAAAAGCTATTGGGATATGTTGCAAATGAGCGTCCTAGCTTTAAACATCACAATTGGATATTTTGGGCAACGGATCAATGGATTAAATACTTTGAAGATGTTACTGACACTTTATTATTGTCTAGAAAACCTTGGGACGCAATGGTTTCCGCAACAGGCGGAACTCACACAACATTGCAAGCGGCAATAAATGCCGTAACTCCATACTCCCGCATTATTGTGTTTGGACAACATCAGATAAGTACAACAATCATAGTTAATAAACCCGTTTTAATTTATTTTCATCCCTCCGCCTCATTAGAAAACAATGGGGCAGGGACAGGTGTACAAGTCTCAAGTGTAGATGTTAGTTTTAATTTTGGTGTTTTTAAAAATTTTACTACCGCTATTAGCATAACTGCAGGCTCACACAGATGCCGCATTTTAAATTGCTATTTTAGTGGTAACACTACCAACGTGTCAGTAGCGGGCGGAGTTCAAGACACACTAAAATTAGGCAATATTCCATTTTCAGAAAACACAATATTAGGAGGCGGCGGAGGAGGAGGCTCACTATCGTGGGAAAGCCTTGAGGGACAAGCACCAGAAGCGGCTCAAGAGTTTAACGCAAAAATTTTGAAATTTGATCCTTCAGCCACACAATATATAACCACATATGTTAGAGTGCCTATAGTGTACTACGGGGCTCAAATAAAATTGTACATTGCTCACTATTCCCCTGATGCCACGGGCTCACAATTGATAAAATGCAAAACATATCTAAAAAAATTAGGGTCTCAAGCCTCAAATGAAACAAATTTTTATGTTTCAACAAATTCCCAAATTGTGCCAACAAGTGCATACCAAATTTTAAATTCAGAAATTGACTTAACAGATACGAATGGAAAAATTAATAACATTGCGGTAGCACCTTATGACTTATTGCGTATTGAGCTATACGCCGATAGCTCAAGCACAACAACAGATGATATAAGAGTTATACCTACATCTACCGATATCAAATTTTTATAGGAGGTTTATATGAAAAAATTTTTATTTTTGTTTGCTTTAATTTTTTTGTTAGGCTTGCAAAGCCATGAGACACAAGACTTTCCCGCTTTTGTCAATTTGTTAAAAAATTCAGGCTTTGAAAATGGATTGACAAAATGGAATAAAACAGGTAGCGCAACAATAGCATTAACATCTCAAGCATTAATAGGAAAATCCGCATTAATTTTTAACTCAACAGCAATTAACGAAACATTATACCAAACTATCACAATTCCAAGCTCATTAAACTATCAATCGTGTAGCGCAACAATCTATTACAGATACTCAAGCGGCAATGACGGAGACTATAGGCTAGAAATCCTTGCTGGAAGCCTATCACAAGGCTATGTAGATTTATTAAAAGGCGATGAGTGGAAAGCCGCAAACATTGCTTTCATATGCTCAACTAGTCAAACGTATACGATGAGAGTTATATCAACTACGGACGGAGGAGATTTATTTTTAGATGCGGCTTATTTTGGAATAAATAATAAATTAACAGTTAGGGGGCAGGATACAAATGTACTTGTTCGAGCAAAGACAGGCATATTGCCTTCAGACACCACATTTTTTGCAAAAGACACAGAGCAAGCTTTTGCATTTAATACGTCTGGTTCAGTTATATATTATAATAATTACAATGTGTTAAATATCAGTAATGGAGTTTTTACTGCGCCAAAACAAGGGGTATACTTACTGAGCCTGCAATACGAAATAAATGGAGTTAGCACAGCATACTACATCAAGGAGATCAGACTGAATGTATATATTAATAGCGCATTATACAAAAAGTGTAGTGGGTTTAGACACCAAACAGACGCAACAGTGTGGGCAAGGACATACACAGATAATTGTACAATAAATTTGCTTTTAAATCAAAATGATACGGTTCAATTTAAAGTTTACGTTGATGAGCACTCTAGCAACAATCAATGGCAAATACTCCCCTCAACAATTGAAATTAGCTTGTTAAAATCAGAAATAGAACTAAATCAAGTCGTAGAGCTTGCGGCTCAAGAGTTTCAAATAGTGTCAAGAGTTTATACATCAGACACTACAAATTTATTGTTATCAACTAGTGACGTAAGCTTTACATTTCCGACAGTGAATGTAGGACAAATTCAAAATGCAAATATGGTTTTAGAAAATATTTATGGCAATGCCGAAATCACTTGTGCTTCAGGCGTTTCAAGCGGTACTACTTGTCCAACAAGTAATGAAGAGCTAGGCATAGCTTTTAACATAACGAAAACGGGATATTACGAGGTATGCATGAGCGGCACAGACTTTGCTTATGTTAATAACACTGCTGGGTATATCAGAGTAAGCTTTCATCTGTTTGAAAGTCCTAATGATCAAAGGGTTTACATTTCTGGAGGAAAAAACCCAGAAAATCACGGGTTTGAAAGTCAAATTTTAGCAAATAGAATGCCTTTCAAAGTTTGTGAAGTTTTTAATTTTAATTCAATTGGCAAAAAAACTATTAGAACAATCTACAAACAGCAAGCAAACTATGTAGTAAGCAATCAACATTTTTTGCTTGCTAGCGGCGATAGTGCAGGCATTGCAAATTATATTGTTTTTACAGTTAGACCAATATCAGAAAGAACACCGCAAGCCGTTGCAATAAATTCTTTAGATGTTATCAACATGACACCAAAAGGGGCTACGGATGTAGGACGCTACAATTATATTGTGGGGCAAACATACAACGCTAGCACAATTACAATTAGCGGCACTAACTACTCTAGTACTGTTAGAGGGGTACTAACTCCATACCTAACTAATGACGGCACATATAGGCTTAAAGGCAATGCAACAATTAATTTTAGTTCATCAACAACATCAGGTACATTAAGCATTTCAGGCATTACAACAAAAAATATAACAGGCTATAATCAGCCTTGCACAATCAGATCAACAACAGTAACAGGATCATGTTACTTTTCTCCTAATAGTGGTACTCTAAATTTTACATTGTCAGCAGGCGCTACTTCCGCAATTTTTGACTTTGATATTGAATTAGAAACTAAACCCGCATGGAGCTACTAATGAGTAGAAAAATCATAATTGCCTTAAATGCCTTGCTGCTATTGGCTTGTGAGCGATATACTGCTCAAGATGTTAATAGAGTAGAACAATTAAAAGAAAAAAGAAAACTCTACTGCGAATTATCAAAAGATTTTTATTTAAAAAATAAATTTGTAAACAATAAATGCGATGGGCTATTGTGGACTGCATTGCATGGCATAGGATGCGATTATATCACTTCATTAGATGATTTTAAAAATGAAGAAAATAGATGGTTTCGCTCACCAACGCATGACTGCTTTAAAAACGGCTCAGATTCAAGCATATCAAAGGATATGTTTGCGGGATTAATTTTATATTCTTTGTATTATGATAGAAAAGATTATATTCAATCAATTGTAGATTACGGCGAAAAACACAATTGGATAATGGGCGAAGCAATTGATACACCTACATTGATATCAAAGTGCATTCTGCCACCTTCAACGATTTTATTATTATACCATTATTTAGGCAAAATAAAATTTAAACTTAATTCCGATTACGAAATTGAAGATGAAGATGTTAGCGGAATTGCTATCAATGTAGGCTATGGGGCTCATCTAGATATGCTACGCATTTTGCGAAAATATTTAGTGTATAAATCAATTGGTGCTTGGGATATGTATGTGTTAGAGGAGCAAGCAAAACGTCAACCTCTAAATGCCTTGTATCAAGCGGTTTATCACATGTTCAAAGATGGAGATATGAGCTTGCCGCAAAAATTATTATTGTCAGATAAGTACTTCCCTAACGATAGATTGCCAACAAGCAATGAATATTGCACATGGTACTTGTATCAAAGAGATGCAGAGACAGATGATTGGCTACCTTGTCCACATGAGGGGCACACACATAGCGGTACAGATTTCATTTTTGCGGCTACTGTTACTTTAGGGGAATTAAAAAAATGAATGATATTTATATCACAATATTAAACACAGTGTTAACCTTTGGAATGGGGCTTGTGGCTTGGCTTTTGCAAGGTAGCGTTAGCAAGTTAAATAAGCTAGCTATTGAGGTAGCCGTAATAAAATCAATGATTGAGACAATAAAAGAAGATCATGAAAATTTAATAATCATAAATGAAAAACTCAAAAAGCATGAGGCGGATATTAAAGCCGCACATGATAAACTAAGACAATTAAAAAAGGAGGATTAAACATGCCATTAAAAGAGACAATGGAGATTTTAGATTATGCAAACGCTATCGTTGATCAAATTGAAAATGCTTATTCTGATGGGGTTATAACAACAACAGAAGTTATTAGAGGCATAATAGCCACAATGCCGCAAGGAGTAAGGGCTTTGGCGGGAGTAAATAAAGTTTATGATGAAATTCAAAAAGCAACTGAAGCGGAAAAAGAACAAATAATAAGAGAGCTGTTAGAGGTTTTATTTAGACTTGTTACTACATTCATACCAAAAAAAGAAGACTAAAAAATGAATTATTTAAAATTTATTTTTTATATTCTTTTAATTGCAAAAGAGCTTTTAAAATTAATTAAAGAGTACAAAGAAGAAAATTTAAAAACTGCGAAAGGACTACATGCGAAACTTAAAAGAGCTGTTAAAAATAAAAATACTAATTTTATTGATGAGCTTATTAACAAGCTGTAGCCATACAAAAGACAAAAAACAATTAAATTCTTTTATTGGCTGCAGTGAAAAAAATGGAATTTGCAGAAATGATATTGTGATACAATGCGGCGATAAAAAGATTGATTCCTTTGTGTGTATTGATGCTCAAGGCTTTGAGGACTTACTTAATAGATGCTATGAAAACAAAAATTGGGTTAAAAGATGTTTGAGCTTTTAATTTGTGAAAAATCTGAACAGTATAACGTTGATAAAAATTTGATTAAAGCAATAATCAAAGTAGAGAGTGCATTTAACCCTTTGGCTATTAGGTATGAGCCTAATTTTTTATATTTTGTAGATGTGGAAAAATTTGCTAAAAAAAATAATATATCAATTGCAACAGAAGGAATTTTACAAAAATGTAGCTATGGACTAATGCAATTAATGGGAGCTACAGCTAGATCTTTAGGTTTTGAAGACACATTAATAAAACTTTTTGATCCTAATTTAAATCTAGATTGGGGCTTAAGTTTTTTATCAAAACTTTTAAAAAAGTATGATAGCATTGAGGATGTGATAGCCTCTTATAATGCAGGCGTAGCAAGGCGTAGAGAGGGGAGATATGTTAATCAATCATATGTTGACAAAGTGATGAAGGCATACAATGGCTTTTGCTCAACCAAAAATAATAGCTAGCACATTTGTTGGTGAGCCAAAAATTTTATCATATAAAAATTTTTTGGCGGGAGGGGAACATACAATTTTTTTGTACACAGTACCGCCTTTAAAAAAAAATTATATTTATAACATTGTTGTAAATTCTGTTTTTTCAAGCTATATTGAGTGTTTACATAATGATAATTTGATTAATAGCGGTAGGACTAATGCCGCAAACTCTACCGCATACTTAAGTTTTAATCCGCAATATCCGATTAACGAAAATGAAACACTTAAAATAAAGTGTTTTATTCGAAACGGTGCACCGTTATCTTTGGTTTCTGCTCATATTTTTTTAACTGAACTTTAAAAAACAAGGAGGTAAAAAACATGTCAGATTTAAGAGAGCTTTTTCCAATTTTAGAGGATAGCCTTACACAGGAAGGTAAAGGCTGGACATCGGTGTCAGAAAATTTTACAGCCTCACAAGCCAATGCTGGTGCGGTTTTGGCGGTAAAAGATGAAAGCGGTAAATTGCAGTATATACCAATGGTAGATGGTAAGATCCCAGTTACTTTTGAGAGCGCTGACATTGTTTATAAGTATGCTAGAGGCGGACATGCAGGCGATAAAAACAATTATCAAGTTTTAGCTACGATCAATTTAATAAATAACAAAGCCTACACAGGACTAGAATGGGTAGTGTCATGCTATAGAGACACACATTTTGAGATTGTAAAAATTGATGATAGTACAGGAACACCTGTAGAGACAGTGCTAGCAGATATTTTAACATCCGCAGGATGCGTAACTCATGCAGGCGGTTTAAAAAATTTGAAATTTGTTGCGGGGGCAACAGGCACATGCATACTTGTTGTTAGAGCAAAAAATTTCGGTGTTGCCTCACAAATGAGAGCTACTATATCAATCATTGAAAATCAATAGTGTGCTTGTTATAATTAATATTGCTTGTGAGCTTTTGGTTTTTGTTTCCCCCTTTTGTGTAATACGCTCCGCTCAAGATGAGCGGGGCGTCCATATTTTTTTGTGAGATTTTTATGAGATATTTTTTTATCATTTTTTTGCTTTTAAGTTTTAATTTAATGGCTCAGGATGTTGAGCCATTACTGAATGTTTTTGTTACTAACCCCAAAAGCCTTGTCTATCAAGGCTTTCAAAAGAAGATAATTTTAGATTATCTAAAAGATGCTAGTGGCTCAATTGATATGAATGTTGACGGCAGAAACCCAAACAAAAGCTTTAAATTTAATTGTAACCAAAATGATGATATATATATAACATCATTAAGATTGTATGCTAAAAGGGATAGCATTACTTTGCTAAACTTTTTGGGCGTTGCAAAATTAACAAATGGCTTAAATGTTAACATTAAAACAAATGCAAATTTAATAAACTTTGCAACATTAAAAGAGACAAAAGATATAATGCTTTTTTTATCTAACCCATTATCAGATTTTAATTTGATTGATGGGGCTGATGATATTGTAATATCAAATTACAATTTTTTTAATCCAATAAAAATTCGAAAATGCGAAATATCAAACAATGATTACATTGAATTTGTAATTAGAGATGATTTAAGGGGGATAAAAGAATTTTTTGCTTTTGTAATTGGTTTTACAATTGATTAGGTGAGAGTATGGTAATACAACAATATCAAACAACAAATGAGGGACTGCCATATATCGGTGTTAATCGTGTCCCTTTAGGCTTTGCGTATTATGTTACTTCGGTAGCCGATAATATTGCAAGCGGCACATACGGCAATGGAGTATCATTAGAGTTAACACAACAAAATAATGTTGTAGATTTTCAATTATTGCAACATTGGTATATTGTTGGCGCAAGCGGTACGTTTTATAATTGCACAAAAGACGACAAATTAGACGCTTATCTCATAGCTCCGAAAACCCTTGCTACTCAAGGCGTTTACGGCAATTATGTAAAGTATAATGTTGCACAAGGCATAAACATGTATGTGCCTGTACAACAGGGATCAGGCGATTGGCATTTAGATTTAAATGAAAAACTACCAAACACAAACATCTTAAAATGTGTGCCTGTCCCCGCAAAAAATGATAATGGATTTTTTGATTATGATTTTGAAAGTAATACTCTACAAGTTAATTTAAATAAAAATGGAAAATTTAATCTTTTTGATTGTGATTTAATGCTTTTTC